GACGCGCCCTTCAGGCCGGGGTATCCGGTGCCATCGCTGAAGACGCCCATCGAGCAGTACCAGCCGATGTACATGTCCGTCGTCGTGCGGTCTGGGACCGCCACGGTGTCGAGCGGGACGACCAGCGACAACTGCCCGGTGTGCGAGCCGGTGAGGTCCGCCGAACCCTTCGTCGCCAAGCCGGTGTCGCTGGCCCAGCGATGGCGCGTCAGGATCGCGCGGTACTGGTTCGCGGCGTTGATGGTGCTCGACGCAAGCGTGAACACCGAGGCGTCGGCGGCCGAGTTGGCGGACCCGAGTCGCACGTTCGAGGAGGACAGCGTGTTCGTGACGCCGACCTTCCACCACCCGGACTCGACCTCGACCTCGCCGCAGGCGGCCAGCAACGGAGCCGGGATCAGGATGCTCGTCAGCTTCTGCTCGGCGGCCTGCACCAGTCCTTGCACGTTGCCCAGCGAGAAGCGCGTCGGCTGTCGCAGATACCACTTCGATCCGGTGTGGATCAGTTCGATCCCCGCGGGTGGCGCACTGGTCACGCCGGTCAGCGTCACTGTGTTGCCAGCAACGAGCCCGCTCAAGGCCAGCAGCGCGGGAAGCGTCTTCTGCCCGAGATACCCGTCGCTGATGGACGAACTGGAACCACCAGCCAGCGCCATCGGAAAAGTCAAAGAGGCCACGGTCGATCCTTCAGACGTAGGAGGGATACCACTTCGCCGTGCCGGCGTCGTAGGTCATGTCGAGTGCTTTGCTGACGACAGCAGTTCCAGAAATGGCGATGTTCCCGGTCGCGTCCCAGGTGAACGCGCCGGTCGGGATCAGCGTCATCCGACCGCCGCCGATGGAGAACAGCGAGGGGACGGTGATCGTCTTGACAAGCGTCGTGCCGCTGATGAAGTTGACCGGCCGCGTCGGCGCGATGGTGTTGGCGCTGGCGACAGTCGGCGCCCTGCCCGGAGTGCCCCGCAGGCCGATGGTCGCCGCATTGATCCGCGCTTCGTTCGTGCAGTGGAAGTTGTGCCCGACGACCTCGTAACGCGATCCCGAGTCCGAGTGCGCGAAGCCCCCGCCGCCGGCCTTCTTGATGAAGTAGTCCAGCGAGTACGCGGCACCGACAAGAGGCGCACCGGGCGACGCCGGCCAGATGCTGCCGACGATGTACAGGGTATTGACGTCGTTCGAGTCGATCTCGTAGAACCGCGACGATCCGCCGATGACGATGTGAAGTGCGCCGCCCTTGAACTGGTCGACGCGCCAGGTCTGCGTCGTGTCGGTGAAGCTCCGCGTCCCGACAGCCGTCGTCGTGCTTGAGACTGCTGGCGATGCGGTGTCGCCGAACTTGGAAGTCGCGTCGGTGTAGACGGTGTGGGTCGGCCCGAGGCTGTAGTTCAGGAAGTACGTGTCATTGATCTGGACAGGCGTCTTGACCACCCGGCCGGTGCCAATCGACAGGATGAACGTGCCGACCGATCCGCCGCGCTCGAACACCAGAGGGATTGCCGCATCGGCGCCCGGTGCTTCGGCTTCTAGGAAGTTGATCGAGTCGCCAGCGGCCAGCTTGGCGCCGAACTCCGTGAAGCCGAGCGGCGTGAACGTCTCGACGTGCAGGCCGGTGCCGCCGGGGTCGCTGACGAGGCCCGACTTCGTGTCCATCGTGTACAGCTTGCCGACCGCCGCGATGTTCGTGTCCAGGGCGAAGGCGACCGCGTTCGGCATGTCCCGGACCATGATGTTGTCCAGCGTCCCGTAGGTGCCGAACTGCGTCGTCGCGCCGAGCTTGATGCCGGAGGTCAGGGAGGTGTTGCCCTGCCCCTGAATCTGAAGGTTCGACAGTTCGATCTTGGCCGCCGAGCCGTCGTCCTGAATCACCGCGGTCGCGGTTGATCCGGCGTCGACCCAGAGGTTCGTTCCCTCCAACGCCGAACCGACGACCTTGGTCCCGTCCTGCACTTCGAGGATCTGTGCTCCGGTCCCGCTGATGAGGTGCCCGCCGTCCGGGAGGTGCACCGTGAAGGCCCCGGCAGTCCCGGTGTCCTGCACGTCAAGCAACGCTTGGAGTTTCGAGGTCACGTCCAGCGACTTCGTGCGCGCCCGAACGTCGGCGATCTGCGCCGTCGACATGGCATCGGTCACGCTGTAGGTGTCGCGCATCCGGTCCTGCACCGAACGGGACAGCGCCCCGGTGAAGGAGTGAATGAACGTCACCGCGTCGGCGGTGGACCCCGCGGCGTAGGCGGCAGCGATTGCACTGGCAACCTCTGTGGCCGTGAAACTCGACATCTCCGGCTGGCCGGTCGTGATGTCGAATGCCAGCAGTCTGTCGAGCCTGTTCGCGGCGATCGGCAGCGGGTCCGTGGTGTCGCCAGAAACAGGCGTGACCAGTGCCCGCGCCAGCACCTCGTCGAACTGCTGGCAGATCATCGTCAGCAGATCGAGGGCGCGCTCGTGAGACTCGGCCGGGAAGGCGTCGGTCTCGGTGTAGTCGGTTTCCTGAAGAACAGGCACGTCCCGAACGATGGTGATCGTCCCGCCGGCCGCGTAGGCTGAGACGGTCGTGACCGTTCCGCCGTTGGAATCTCCCGCCCCCGTGACGCTGTAGTCAGCGGTCAGAACGAGGTTGGTCGGCGTCCCCGCGGAGTCGGCGTAGGTCACGCCGAGATGGGAGCTTTCGAGGAAGTAGAACGGGACCGTCCACGGCCCGGTCGTGCCGTTCGTGTCGTACTGGACCCGATTGGTGGTTGTCTCGACAGTCACGCAGCGCCCTTTCAGTCGGGCGCATTGTGTTTGCGTGGCGGTGGAGCGTTTTTCCCTACGGGCCGGCCACCGCCGAGAGGTCCGGGGCTCTCAGTTCGTCAAACGACGCACCCGGAGGCGCCCACCAGCCGCCGCCCCAATCCTTCCGCTGCTTGTTTTTGATGCGCGAAAGGTAGCCGGGGCTCACCGACTCTTGGACGGCATGCAGCCCGGCGTGATCGAGCGCGGTCTTGGCATACCAGAGATTGACGAACGGCACATGCGAGCGCCCGAACCGGAACGCCTCAGCGCCGATGTGCGTGTCCTTCCCCGCGATGGCCTCGTCTATGTTGCCCTTGGTCAGTTCGTAGGCGTCCGCCGCGCTGCCGAACGTCGGGCCAAGCAACAGCCGGCCGAAGCTGTCGAGAGGGCTCCGATCCTCTGAGGTGTCGGACAGCAGAATGTCGCCCATGAAGCCCATGCCGCCGCCTTGAGCAAAGGCCCGAGTCCAAAACTTCGGCGTCGTCATGTCCACCGGGTCTTTGCCGCTGACGATCTGCTTGCTTTGGAACGCGATGGCCCCGAGCGCGGTAAGGCTGGTCATCAGGGCAGCGGAGTACGCAAGACGGTTCGTCATCATCGGCGCGCCCTGCATGCCGGTCGGCGTGTCGATCACGCGGAACCAATGGCGCGAAATCATGGCAATCGGGAATGACTTGAACTGCGCCACGGCTCGCGCGACCTCTCCCCCTGCCGTCCCTGCCTGACTGCCGCCGAACGTGGACAGCGCTCGGGTCGTCAGGTCCGGGTTGATGATGGCAACCTCTGACTCGTCGGAAATCATGCCGATGTACTTGGCGACGACTTCGGATGCCCGCGGATCGCCCGTGGCGTAGATCGCATCCGGCGTCACCATGTCAGAGCCGCGGTGTTGCACAGGGGTTGCCTGCTGAATCACCGTCCAATCATCGGGGGTCAGCCCCATCGACTCCATTCGGTAGCGGTCCCACTCCGACAGGTTGCCCCAATCGGTTTTCTGCAAGCGGCCCATTGCCTGCATCATGGTCATTTGGAACCCGCGGCGCATGGTGTCTGTCCATGCGTTCATCAGCGACAGCCGCATGGTCGCGTTCGCAATCCGCCCGGACCACGATTGCGCCACGTTCTCACCGGCCCACCTGTTCAGGTCGGAAATCATGCTGTCCGCGATCAGGCCGTGCGCGTTCAGAAAGTCCTTGTCCGCTTTGGTCGCCGACTTCGCCAAGTTGCCCAGCGCCTCGAAGTACGGCATCCGGTTATAGCCGACCGTTGCAAAGTAGGTGCCAAGGTCCGTCACGGACGACAGGACAGCACCCTGAAGTTTGCCGAACGTCTCGACGTTGCGGACGTGCTGCGCCACCAAGGCGACCCGAGCATGCGCCGGAGTGCCCGAGGTTCCAGACAGAACCGCCCACTGCGCCGCCGGGCCGGTCAGGTTCCGGGCGACGCCTTCACCGAAGCCAGCCGCCGGGCCGTCCTCGCGCGTCACCATGTCGAGTTGTACCCGCATGTTGCTGTTCGGGTTCGGACCGTACCTCTCGACTATCCCGATGTCCTTCGCCAGTCCGCCGATGTGCCCGATCATCGCGTCGTACATGGACCCGGTGCCGTACTTCTGCTGATAGGCGAGATACGCCTCGCCGTCCTTGAAGTGGATTTGACGGTGTTCGCTGCCACGGTTCGCGCGGGCTCCGGTGCCTGTGAAGGCCCCTGGCGCGGTCTTGTTGCTGCCGTCCGTGGCGATGGTTTCCCATGACGCCTTCAGGATGTTCAAGACTTCGGCATCGCCCAGCTTGGCCCCTGCCTCGTCCACGTAGCGGGACCGATCCAACAGGGGGAGAACGTCATTGGCCCATGCGTCGGGCTGCGCCTTCAGGACTCGCAGTTGATCGTGCGCCTGAGGGAGATAGCCGTAATCGAGTTTGCCCACGTCGCCGCCGGCCGCGTTGAACCGGGCGCGCATGTCCTCCGTGACTTTCAGCCACGCCTCTGCGCCCGCCTTGGCCTCTGCATTCCCCGTCCCGGCCTTGCCCTGCGCGAACACCTCTAGGGCAATGTCGCGCGTCATCATGGGGTTTTGCGCGTCGAATAGCGTCATCAACGCTCGTCGGCCCACTCCGGCACCTTGACGGGAATCCGCCGCTTCGATCAGGTCGAACAGGTGCCGGAGGTTGTCGCGCTTGATGCCGTCGATGTACGCATGGCTCCGCTGTAGGTCGGCGTTCAGCGACCGGGCGCGGTTCCACCCTTTCTGCCGGGACTTGTTCTCTTGAACCCGCGCCTCCGTCTCGGCCTGCTTCAGCGCTTGACGGTTCGCGTTGTCAACCTTCCGCTGTGCTTCGGCCTTCATGTCGGCCATTGCCTGCTGTCCTGCGGCAATCAGTCGATCATCGCGGCTCAGTGCCTGCCAGTTCGGATCGGTGCGCGCAAGCTGGCGCATCGTGGCCGCCATGCGGTCGTCAATCGCCTTCGCCTGTGCATCAGTCAACGGTTTCCCGCGCAGTGCGCCAAGGGATTGCCGGCAGCGTGGATTCATAATGCCCCCTTGCGCGCGTTCATCATCACTCTCGCCGCCTTGGCCTGCCTGTTTGCCATCGTGCCCTTGTACGTCTGGGGCGCGACCGGCGATTGGAGACACGCGCTCACGGCTTGCCGGCAGTACTTGAAGATCATTGGTGCGCTCTTTGCCATCGGGGGCGGTGTCGGGCTGCTGATGGTGCTGGCGGGCATGGTCTAGCCCCCGAACGTCAAGGCGCACTCCGCAGCCGCCTGCATCAGCGGCGCATCGGCGGACAGTTCGTCGGCTTCGGCTTTCGCCGCTGCCAAGAAGTCGTCCATCCGCATCGGCTCGGCGCCGTCCATTGCCACCATCATGTCGGGGTACTGCGCGCGGATGGTGTCAAGGCGGGCGGGCGCGGCAGCGGCGGTAACGTCGGCGGGTTCGGTCTTGCCGGTGGCATCTTTCGGCGCACCCGGTGGTTGCTTCGTGGCGGGGTCCGGGGAGACAGGTTCTGCCTGACGCTTTCCGGCCCCCGTTTGGTCGAAGAACCAAGAGAACTGCTTATCGTTGCGCGCAGCTTCGAGATCGGCGGCAAGCGTCTTCGCCCATGAAACAACTGGCGATTCTGCTTGGCGGCGCAACCCGTCTAACTGCCCTTGCAGTTCACCGATGCGCTGGGTTGCCTGCTGCGCTTTGGCGTTGACGGCAATGAACTCGGTAAGCCGGTCGAACTGCGCTTGCCAGTTTGCGGCGCGGTCACTTACTTGTTTTTTTGCTTGAGCTAGCGCGGTCTTGTAGCTCGCACCATCTCTTGCTTGTATGTCTTTCGCCTCAACACGAACGGCCGCCTCAGACGTATCGACGCGAGTCTGTTCCATCAAGGCCAGTTGCTCGCGCGCCGACCTGATTTCCCCGCGCTCTGCGAGCGCCCCAGCAATCGGCAATTGCTGTGCGATCTGCGCCTCAACCGCTGCAATCTGCTCATCCATCGCGCGCGACGCCGCCACGATAGGCGCCACATCCGCCACGCTGACCGCCTCCCCGCGCGCCATCTGTTCCTCTGCGCGGGCCAGGGCTTCGGCGTGCTTGTTCGCGTCGGCCATGCCGGCGCCGGGGTTTGCGGCTTCTCGGGTGTCGGCCTGATACAGCACCCTCGCCGCGTCCTCCACCTCTTGCGGGTAGCGGCGCACGGCTTGCGCGACTGGTGACAATCCAACGCTGCTGCCAGCGCGGCCTCCAACAACGCAGACCTCGCCCGGCTGCAGTCCAACGCCCGAGAAGAGAAGCAACGGCGTTCCAACGCCATGCAACTCGGTACGCTGCGAGCGAATGCGGCACAAACCGGATTCGACCCCTCCGGCCCATCGCTTGCCGGGCTGCAATCCCGAACGGCCGCACAGTTGGAACTCGACGCACTGACGGGACGCTACGACGGCGAACTGCAGGCGATCAGCTTCGACAACGAGGCCACCAGCCTACGCAACCGGGCCAAGGCACAGAAGCGCACCGGCTACATGACCGCCGCGGGTTCGCTGTTCAACTCGGCCGGGAACTACTTCGGTGCACCGCGGATCGGGCTGCCTGCCCCGGTCGAGTCCCGCAACGTGGGCTGACCCATGCCGCAACTCCGACAGTACGTCAGCACCGCACAACCTCAAGGGTTCGTTCAGGGCGTCATTCCAGACTCGCCGCGCGTCGGGGGCCTGGTCGCCGGCATCGCAGGCGCAGCCAACGCCATGCAGCGCGGCGCCGACATCCGGCGGCATCAGGTCGCGCAACTCCAAGCGGAGCAGGAACGCGAGACGCAGCGCATCCAGATCGAAGAGGCGCAGGCGTCGGTGAGCCTGATGGACAGCAACGCCCGCGCCGACTGGACCGAGCGGCTCATCAACCGGCAGAACAACGGCCCGGCTGCGGGGATGACTGCGGAACTGACAGGCGAGTTCGATCGCTTCGCCGAGCAGGCCGTCGCCAGTGCACCGGAACTCGGGCGGAAAGCCCTGACGGCTCGCCTTCAAGACCTGAAGCTGCACATTCACGAGAAGTCGTTTGCCTACGAGTCAGGCGCGCGGCGGCTTCAGGTGGTGACGGACTTCCACACCGGAGCGGATGCAGCGCGGCGGGCGGTTATGGCGGACCCGTCGCAGTATCAGGTCGTCGCTGCGGCACAGGTGGCGGCAGCGAACAACCTCGTTCTGCCCGATCCAGACAAGGCGAAGCTGATCGAGGACACGCGCGAACAGTTGGCATTCGACGCGGGGTCGGGGATCGTCAACCGCAACCCGGATGCGTTCCTGCAACGTGCAGGCATGGCGAGCGGCAAGACCGGCAAGGATGGACAGCCTCTCCCGGTCGATCCGAAGAAAGCCGCCGCTGCGGTGGCGAACGACCCCATCCTGTCGAACCTGAAGCCGGAACGCTTGGCGCAACTGGTGGACCGCGCGACCACGCTAAGGCTCGCCAATCAGGCGAAGGCCGAAGCAGATCAAGAGCGCGCGGCCCGCCGTGCAGAGGTGGCGGCGAATCAAGCGTTCCGCGAAGCCACAACCGCTTACACCGTCATGGATGGGGC